GTTTTCGGTGGTTTAAAGACTACTATAGCCGCAAATTGCCCTAAGGGTTCTCACGTAAGTGAGACATGTATATAATTATGGGTAGACATACTTTGAAGAATATGAAAAAGCGAATTCGCAAGAAGATGCGGAGGCAAGGTAAACTGTTACTTCATTCGTCAGCGAGAGTGGTTGGTGAAGCGTTACGGGGTGGTAACCCGATGGGGGCTATCAAGAAAGAAGTCGCGCGGAAGGTCGACCGAGCGATGTCGAGGATCGAAGGGTCTGGGGCGTACGGTCGAGGTGCGTATGGTAGAGGATCTTACATCTCGGAAGGAGCGAAAACAAATTCGCTCTTTAGAGATTCCAGTCTACAACGACACAACGTCGGTTCCCTGTTGGACGAGACAGGTCGAACCTGTGTCACGAGAAGAGAATATGTTTCACGAATCGTGGCTCCTTCGACTCCCGAGGACTTTACTAACGTTTCTTATAGCATTAACCCTGGTCTGTCAGGTGTTTTTGCTTGGCTTAGTCAAGTGGCCAGTAACTATGATGAATATGAGTTTCAACAACTTGTGTTCAGTTACCAACCAGTCATCTCCACAGCTTCGACGTCAGGAGCAATGGGAACAGTTGTCATCGCCGCGAATTACAACGCGGGAGCAGCCAAGTTCTCAACCTTTAGACAGATGGTTGAGTATCAGGGCGCTATTGAGACGAGAATCTGTGACCCGATTCTGTTCGGTATTGAGTGTGAGCGTCAGAAGAACGCTGGTCTCGATAGTGAATATGTTAGAACGGGTCCGGTTCCGTCTGGGCAGGACATTAAGACCTATGATATTGGTCTTCTTCAGGTCGCGACTAGTGACATTGATAGTGGTGTTTTTGCTGCAGGGACTTTACTTGGTCACTTGTATGTAGAATACTCTGTTATCTTAGGTAAACCCAAACTGTGGTCCGCACTAGGTAACACGATTTACATGGACATGTGGAGAGCCACTGTCGGAACGACTGACGCTTTACCTCTCGGTACGAGCCCGGTCAAACATCGAGACAACACTTTAGGAGGTGTTATGTCCGATTCCGGCACGAGCGTCTACACGTTTCCTTCAAATTTCGTTGGTACTGTGTTGGTGAAGATTAGATGTGAAGCAGGTTCGATGACTGCAGCACCGTCTCTCACCGCAGGAGGAAAGGTTACACGCTTGACGAGTATAATGGGACCGTCGGGAGCAGTAAACTTTGAGACTGACGCTACAGGAGCGGACGCTCACAGAATTGAGTTTTACCACGTCGCGATGGGAGCTTCGAACACACTCACGATAGCTGGAAGTAGTAGCGCTGGAATAACCGGATCTTCGTTGATCATCACCATGGTTAATCCACTCGTTGCTTATTCTGACGCTGTGTGGGAGTAAGTATGTCAATTTGTATATAGTATAATGTTATCATTTGTAAATATTTAATGTACGTATGTCAAACTATGAATATTAATAACCAATAAAATCCAAAACCAAATAAAAATTTCACACATGATATAAATAGATAACATGACATAACAAGATTTTAGTTGTTTCGATTAAAACAACAAGACGCCCAGGGGGTGTCCTTAACGGGACCTTTTTACAGCTAATGGGATTTGGTAGAGGAGTTCGTAAAGCGAGAGCTATCAAAACTACAGCTATTACCGGTCATTCTGTCTCTACAGGGGAGAAGAATAAGAAGGCTCACACAAAACCTAAGGAACAGGTTGTGTCTAGTCGTGACCGTGAAGACCGGAAGGTTTTCAGCCAGAGAAAAGGTCCTGCGGGAGAAAAACACCATGGAACAGCACATACTGATCCTAGGCAGAAACTTCATCAGATTGATCGTTCTCAACAGAGACTCGTGACTTTTTGTCAAAACAATAAGTTACAGAAGCCAAAGTTGAAGGATTTAAGATCACTGCGTGAGTACGTGACTGCTTTGGAGTCATACGTTATGAGAAAGAGATTGACAGGAGGTAAGCCTACGCTCCTTAAAAATTTTCTTTCTTATTTTACGTATGATGGGTTCCAAAAGTTTGACCCGACTGAACATCTGCAAGATGGAGAATGGGTTTTTGAGTTTGTGTTTGATTATTTGTATCCCAAATTCAAAACCATCGACGGTGGTGTGTTAGGTAGTCGCAGTGAGTTGAAAGCTCGTTGTAATCAACTTAACACTTTAGAGTTTTGGTCCAGGTTCTGTAAAGACTGTGGAACATTTCTCGTACCGTCTGGCGTTCGTGAATTCGGAAGATTAAGAACCGTTGTTCACCATATGCCACAATCTAGTTTGATTGCAGCGAACAGTGCTTTTCTTAAAAGGAAAGCGAATACCGGAAGTATGTATGTAGAACCAGAAAGACCTACTAGAATAGTAGGTGGTTCTCAGAGGACATATGCTTCTGTGTTAAAAGGATCAGATTCAGTGTTATCAAGCGTCATAAATTCTAAAGAGTTTGATGATGCTTTTTGTGGTTTCGCTGAACCAGGAAAGTTCGATTTCTCTGATTCTGACTGTTTTGACAGTCTGGGAACGGAGTCGGATAGTGAATTCTATCAGATTCCTGACCCCATCGATAGTTTGGGAAAGGCTGGAGGCTTTGTCTTACGTGCCATCTCAAACGATTTCGCTCGCGGTAGTGATTCCACTGTCGTGAGAACGTATAACGGGTTGCCGAGTGTAGTGAAGGGTGTTATTTGTAAGTCCGTGTTTCAATCGATTTGGTATGATCTTGAACTCACTCCGAGAGAGTTTTTCAAGAATCCGAACGTAATGAACGCGATGTGGAAGAGCACTAAGTTCATGGCGCTACTTGGTTACGAGTGGTACCGGTATAAGGGTTGTAGTTGGGTTTGTTGTGTGACTCACAATCCGTTTGGATACTGGGATCCTGGTGATAGTTACGTTGTTGGGGGTGGCGCTGGGAGGCGTCATGACGGTTCGTCCTCCGGTACCGATCGTACTTCACGTGCGAAGAACGGTCAAGGGGGTAAGAAGAAAGGGAATGGGAAATGTGGTGAAGGGCCTAATTCTCAAAGTACCGCTTCGACGGACAGTAAAGGTGAGAAAGACCCAGTGAAGGCTCGGAAGAAGAAGGTTATCAGAACTTTCATATCTGCCGATAAACCTAATCTGAGGTCACTGCTTGACGGCGACGAGGAACCTGAAGACCTCGTCGATTTTGATTGTTTTGGAGCGCCATTTTGTGGAGTGACGTGTGTTGATACAGCTGCTGGGATCAAACCTGATCCTGAGAAGTACGCTGAACTCGTCCCTGACTGGGAAAACAGTATACCAGAACAAATGGGTACATTGGAATATCTTGACGCTTATACGGCTCACCGTAGTGTCAACTATAAGGTTTTCAATGAGATAGACAATCTAATTTACGGAAAGCAACATTCTCGAGCTTATAAATGGATTTATCTGAAGTATGTTGGTCAAACGGACGCTGATGATGTCGGTCATTTCATGATAATGGTCGATCCTGTCGGTGGTGAAGCCGTAAGACCAAGTGAAGGTTTTTCGTTTCGTTTTAACGTGTTCGAATTGGACAAGTGGTTACCGGATGTAAAGAATGTTGTTGGGGTAGCGGTTGGTGCCGTTTCCACCAGTGAGGTTCTTACTAGTGTGTTGTCTTCTAGTAATAGTGTTACTGGTGAGAGACTCAGTTCTCTCATCAATCCTATTACCAGAAAAGTTTCTGGAGGTCGTAAGACCTTAATGGTTTGTGCAGGAGTTTTACTATTGTTGAAGTTAGTTAGCGTTGAAGTGTACAAGCAGGTTGATTTAGTTGACGTGTATAATTGTGAGAACGATAATGACACGCGTGATGTAATATGTAAGAGAGATAAGATGGAAAGCCAAGAACAGTATGGTTCAGTCCAGTCGATTTATAGATTGAGACTGGCCATAGACAAGTTCGGGTTTGTCCATGATCTTTTAGATGAACATATAACACAAATCAGACCTCGCTTACGCTTGTGTATGTTAAATAGGGCAAGAGTAATCATGAACGATATGGAAACATGTGACGGTGATCCTATGGTCAATGTGAAATCTATTCGCGCACTGAGAGGACTGAATAGTCGATGGAGCCAAGGTGATTTGATTGATACAAGAACGGTTTTAGAAGATTACGCTGAGTATTTAAGACAGAACAAGAAGAGTTCTGGTCCGCCTCCGAATTTCAGGGGGTTGAAACAGCGTTCAGCTTTGGGCCGTAATGTGTATATACCGAATATGCCGGTTGTTGTTGACAATCAGTTGGTAGGTGGGAGTAGAGAAGGTATTCGAAATCACGTAAAGGATGCTAAGTGGAAGTTTGAGGAAGAACGCAACAGCGTTGTGGCTGTGGCCCCAATAGGTACTGTGGTGGTACCGGAAGGACCCATCCCCGCTGGAGTTTTCAATGAGACGGATTCGCGCACCGTCTTAGCTGCGTTTTTCACTCGGGCTATGAGCAAGGAAAACACTTCAGTGAAGAAAGAAGTAGACTTATGTGTTAAGTGGGGTAAGGAACTGTTTGACAAACTGTTAGAAGGAGAGACGTTTTCTAATAACAGTGTTGGCAATAGTTTCTGTGAGAGGAACATCGATGCTTTTAGGAAAGCTTATAAGGGTAAAAGATCCTTAAGCTGGATTAATACTCGTATTGAGGAATATGAAAGGTTTGTAGGGCTTAGCGGTCATCCATTCTCAGAAAAGGAGAAGAGAAAGTATTGCGGTCACGGGTTTTTCGTGAAGTTTGAAAGTAACATGAAGGTTGTGAATGATATGTTGGTCTCACGATCTCGTGGTATTGTACAAATGTCCGGGTTGATGTTGTTTGAATGTTGTCAATTAATTTCTTTGTTACATCAGTTTTATGAAACAAAAGTTGAAAGGTTCCAAGTAAAGAACCTCTCAATTTCAGAGATGTGTGAAAGAATTGAAGAGAATAGTGTTGGTGGTTGTATGGTTACGGACGCGTCCGCTTTTGAATCATCTCTTACTCAAGAGTTGAGAGAAATCGAGAACTACGTAATCAAACAGTTGTGTAAAAGGTCTGGTAGTATGGATGTCTGGGACAAGTTTAGACATCACACTACAGGTTATAGAGATCTTGTCACTAAGTGGGGAACATTTAGGTTAGCGACACGTTGTTCGGGTGACTTTTGGACGTCGGCGGGAAACGGTATTATGAACATTTCATTTGCTTGGTATGAACATAAAAGACAAGGTGGTAGGTTTGAAGACTTTAGAATTCTAGCTGAAGGGGATGATGGTTTAGTTCCCAAAGGCAAGATGACTGAAGAAGGGATGAAGTTCCTGGGAATCAAATTTAGTAGTGAGACGGTTGGTGACAGGTGTGGAGATGTGGACTTTTTAAAGTCCCTTTGGCAAGATGGTAAACGTTATTTGTGTATTGGAGAGAGTCTTAAGATCTTATGGGTCAAGAAGGCCGCACATTTAAAACGTGGCAAACAGTTGTATCTGTTGAGAATGGCCGCGTTGTCTTTGTATCATCTTTCACCAGGACACCCCGTTTTGACGGCGTTGATCAATAGGATTAACAGAGAGACACGACACGTTAATTGGTTTAGAGGTTATGAGCGGTACTTCGATACCTGGAAGGGTTATGCTTTGAAGGAAAGTAGTTTCCCCGAGAACATCCAGGTTGATGAAGAAATGAGAATAAGAGTCGCTATGGGTGCTGATGGTTTTCCTCCCATCAGTATTAGTACTCAGAAATCGTTGGAGGAGATTTTTGAGAATAGTGATTCTTTTAACATTGGGAGGATGTTGGACAATGACCCAGATGTCCAGAAAAAGAAAAAGTTGCTGACGGGCCACTTTTACACTGGGAGCGAATATTTCGATAAGGCGATATCGGAATGTGGGATTCGCGTCGAAGGAAGGGGTGGTCTCCTTCCGACTTCAGTGAGCGCATCACTGGAGTTCTAGAGACCGAACGCCCGGGGTTAAGTTACACCCCGTAAACAACAG